CGGGCCAGATATGTTCTACGTAGTTGATAAAACTACTTTGGCACTCTTCTTGTATACGAAAGCCGTCTAGCTTCTCTTTCAACATCAGAGCTTCTTTCAGCTCTGTCTCGGTTAAACTGGATAAATTCATCCGTCAAACTTCTTACCCGCGTTGTCAAACATGATTGAATAGTTGGCGTTGATCTTACGCTGTACTTCGCGAGCAGCGGCTTTGTCGGCGTTGGTAGCGCCAGACGCGTTTATAATACGTTCTTGTTGTTCAAATATATTTCTAAATACTGGGTTGTATTGTTGTTTGACCGCAGCTATTTCTTCTGGCGACATTCGCGCTAGTTTATTGGCTAGTTCGGTAACTGGTTTACTGCCAACTTTTAGTAAGGCTGCACCTGGTATCAAATCAAGCATACCAAATCCCATTTGTATTGGATCGCCTTCTTGCATACCCTTTTGAAAAGAAAATCCAGGTAACATATCTAGGATATTGGAGCCAATCGAAGCGATACCACGTTTGATGGGGTCGCGTTGTACGCTTATTGGATCTATTTTCAAAGCGCGGGTCAGAGGGGTGCCGAAAGCTGCTCGCTTCTCGGTTTCAGTCAGGGCTTGGATTGAACCTACGTCGGGTAGTTCAGCCATCTTACATCATCTGCGCTAGTTGTCCGTCGATAGAGTCTTGGCCTGCCATTTCTTCAGCAACCATCATCATCACTTGCTGAATGTCTTCATCGTCCATACCCATCTCTTTCAAGGCGGCGACGATTTGTTCTTCACTAGCGCCAGACTGGATCATCTCCATCACCATCGTCATCACCTGTTGTATGACCATAGCATCAGGAGCCGCGCCTTGTATTTCTTCAAGGGCTTTATCGATTTCACTTTCTACTGCGCCACCTTCAGCGAACTTGTCTGTTTTGGCTGCTATCTTCTCTACACCTTCTCTGCCTTTGGGTCCAGAGTCATACATAGCCTTCAAACCTTTTGGAAGTGCATCGACATCAACTTCGTCGCCTGCGGCAAAGCCTAGTTGTTCTTGTTGCATAAGATTTCTTTCCATAGCTACCTGTCCCATATTTACAGCAGGTATTGCTCTACTCATCGCCTCTGCAAAACTAATTTCGCCCATACCGAAAAGCTGGGCATCTCTATCGGAAATGGTTCTGCCCATATCGGCTGCTGTCTTTTGTATCATCATCATACGTTGTTCAGCTGGAGATATGCCTTGCCTGGCGGCTTGATCGGCCATCATCATATCCATATTAGACATCGTACGTCCTGACTCACTCATTAACGATCCTATACCTTTTGCCATAATTTTATCCTAATCGTTTTAATAATATCTCAATCTTATTTATATCGCCACCACCAGCCATACCTGTACGTAGGTTGTTAAAATTAAGATTGGGTCTTTGTATGTTCATATTCTGTAACTGACTGACAATATCTGTAGGTATGTTAGGGTTGGTTACAGGTAGTTCTTGTCTGCTAAGACCTAAATCTTGGCCAGTAAGCGGAAACGCTTGTTGCTGTACGGGAGGTGCAGCCATCATCTCATCCTGCCTGCCGATCATTCTTTCATCCTCGAATCCCATATAGTTAGGATTATAAGTATTAGCAGGAGGAGTCGGCATCTCAGCTGTAGTAGTTCCCGCTGCCGCAGTCTGAGATGCACTTAAAGTGTCTATCTGTCCTTGTAGGTCAGCTTTCTGATCTGCTAGAGCTTTGGCTTGTTCTTCCGCAGCAGTAGATCTAATTACGTCTTGTTCTGCGATAGCTGCATCTCGCTCTTGGGTAAGAGCCTCTATATTAGCCTGTAAATCAGTAACGGTACCTTCTAAGTTAGCAATATTGGTTTGTAAGCCTTCACGCTCTACGCCAAAACCTTCTTCTAGTTCTTGGATAATATTGGCTCGCTCCGTTAGGAGTTCCTGTTCTTTGGCGTTGACAGCGGCCAGCTGATCTTCAGCGGCTTGGGCTGTAATCGCGTCTTGCTGTACGACAGCTTGTTCGTATTGATTGGTAAGGTCTATCTTAGCTTCTCGAAGCATTTGTATCTCTGCTTCTGCGTTACCTACCGCAGTTTGTAAAATATTACGAAAATTTTGGGTGCCTAGGATTCCTTGAGGTCTTGTTGGTATGATTTGGGGGGTACCCCCTCTCGTAAGTAAGTCTGCTTGGGGTAATTCCTGGGGCGAAGAAAAATCTATCTGTTGTAATACGCTGGGTGGTAAGGATTCTTGCGCTATAGCTATAGGGCTACGTACAGCTGAACCAGGTGCGGGTAGATTCAAGAATGAATAATCGTTTACAAATCTGCCGTTAGCCATACAACTCCTATATAAATTAGTCGTTGCAGGCAGTCAAAATTATTATTTTTGGAGAAAGCGTGAACAAAGCTCATCTACCTGCAACTCCTTGCAAAAATTATAAGGGGAAAAGATAGTTTTTAACAAGGAAAAAAATAGATAGTCAAATTAGGTTTGATTAAGTATTCATATTATTGTCTATAGTCTGTCTTGTATCTTACCTAGCAATATGGGGGGTTGCATCCTTTTTGGTTTATCCGACCTCCGACAAATCCGACCCCGATAGAGTCCCAAAAAAAAGGCAGGTCCTCCAAGCCTGCCTTTCACTCTACGGAGTTCTTAATTTATATCTAAAAATTCCAAGTCTTTATTCTTGGCTAGTACCGCTCTCTTAATACATTCTCCGTTTATATAAAAGCGGTATTCTCTTGAACCATCCTCTAATAAACGATGGGTCGTTGTATGTCTCAAGAATGTATGCGAGTTGCTCGCACTTGTTCCTACTCTGACTTCTACTTCTCCCGTCTCTTTTACTCCGTACGATTTAGAGCCTTTGTAAATGCAAGCCGTAACGATATTCCAAATGGGATAACTTTTCATCAAGCCACCTCCGATTCTTCAGCAAGTTGTTTGAACTCGTCTGCCCATTCGGGGTAGTTGTAAGAAAGGACCTCTGCCACTTCACTATCGTTGAATCTAAATTTATCAGAACCCCAAGTGGCATCTCTGGCTGAAGTCATTATTTCAAATAACCTTTCAGCAGATATGTCTTCTAAATCTTGGTTCATATATCTAACGATCTCGGCTGATTCTTTCAAATCAGAACTAGCAGTCTTAGGTAAGTAGCAATAATCAAAAGTAGATAATCCGTTGCTAAAACCTCTAGCCCAACTAGCAGTACAATAAACGTATTCTCCGTTATAGGTATGGTTCTCCATAATAAAGTAAATTATTCCATTCATATTTTTTTCTCCGTAATTATAGGGTCGCACCTCGCTTCCCTTTGATACGTATTATACAGGAGATAGTTTACAAATTGTAAAAAGAATTGAATTAATTTTAGAGGCCTTGTAGTTAGTCCGGGATAGGGATTGCTCTCAGATAAAATGTCTATTGTCTATAGGTCTATAACTAAAGCCTACGATCTAGCGTCTACTGTCTAAGGTCTAACCCGACAACCCGACGCCCGACGTCATTAGTCTATAGTCTAGCCCGACACCCGACGTCCGACGGGTTCGCAGGTCTAAACGACACCCGACACCCGACACCCGCCCCGCCTTTCTTTGTCTATTCTGTAGAACTACCATTTATTTATATAGGAAAAGAGAAGAGACAGAGAAAATGCTATTTTTTCCCGGACATCTACCTATTAAAAGAATATCTGTTAATTAATTGTTTACTTATCCGCTATATTTAAAGTATACATCTTGTCAAAAATAATATAGAATAAGCCTATTGTTTAACTAATACGGAGAATAAAAACAATGGAAACAATAAAAGAAAAGCACTATACAAAACCTAAAATTTGGGTTGCTAATTTATCTGAATATGTCGGCGGTAATTTGGTTGGCGAATGGGTCGCCCCTTCTGATTATTCAGAATTTGATGATTATTGGAAAGCAGTGAAGAAAGCCACGAGGAACGCAGACGAAATAGCGGTTTTTGATTATGAGCTTCTCCCCTCATCATTTGGAGAGTATCCCGATCATCAAGAGCTTTTTGACTTTGTGCATGCAGTAGAAGAATCACATTTAGATTTAGAAACTATTTCCGAATTTGCTAATGCTACAGGCTACAAAATTACAGAATGTATATCAGAAGCAGAAGAACGCTACTGCGGAGAGTGGGACAGATTCCAAGATTATGCGGAAGAATTCGCCACAGACTGCGACAGCTTCAACGAAATACCCGAACACCTTCAATATTATTTTGATTGGGAAAGCTACGCTAGAACCCTTGAATACGATTACACAGTCGTTGAATTAAGCAATTATTCGGTGGCTATTTTTAGAGATTATTAAGGAGCAAAGCCAATGATACAAGCCAAAATTTTAATAGCTGACGGAGATATAATCTCCGTCGCCAATACCAAACAAGAAGCAGAATCAGATCTACTGTACCAAATGATGCAGTACTTTGATTTTTCTATACATATTAACCCCGACTATAACCCGACAAACCCCCCGACTAATAACCCGACTAAGGAGCAAAACTGATGACTGATTATCTAGTGGTTTATACAAAAAAAAACGAATTTTATCAGAATAATAATGATACTACCGATCACTATGAAGCATTTTTAGACGATAAAAAAGAAGCTGAAAAAAGATATAAAGAAGTCTTGAAAATGGATAATTTATGGAGTGCTTCTTTATGTGTACCTATTCAATCAGATCAATACGAAACAAGTACAGATTATAAAAGCCAATCTAACAAAATAACCATATCCTCTGAAACTTGGGTAGAACTGTATGCGACTCTTTCACATTATGTTTTGCAGTATTCATCTTTAGACCCTCTGACAGAAACAGACGAAAACGGAGACGAAAGATATACCGAAGAAAAGCAAGATGAATTTTGCGATATCGTAAGTGAAGTTAAAGACATACTGAGCGGATTTTTTATTAAGGAGCAAAACTAATGAAATACTTTTCAAAAATAAACTTAGAAAAAGATTTTTATATAAAAGTTTACACACATGAACCCGACTTCAAAAAACCGAAAACTGATCAAGAGCATGAGAAGTTACAGGAAGAAAATGATTTTATACAAGGCACTCATTCTTACGAAATATATAAAGGTAAAGAAGAAGAACCTTTTTTTACAGATAACCACGATATTTGGAGTGTAGATCAAGCCATAAATTTAGCGTGGCAAGATATACCCTCTTACAATGATTTAAAGGAGCAAAACTAATGAAACCAACTAAATATAAATTAATGGCTACTACTCAAGAGATAGGTTATTCAGCTTTGGGAACTTTAGATTATGCATTTCAAGATACTAAATTTGAACCTTACGAAAATTTATCTTGGGATAATTTTGATAATTCTGTTATCAGTAAAGACTTGGGAGAAGGCGGTATAGGAACTGTTTATATAGTGCCAGCTAAAGACCAATTAACTGATGAACGATACATACTTCACGTTGAAGCATTTAAAGATATATCTGATGAAGATGATGAAGGTATAGGAACAGACTATTTGTGGGAAACAAGATTATATAAGGAGCAAAACTAATGACTGAATCAATAGAAACTATTAAGAGCGACAATTACGTTGCCAATATTTATATAGACGATTTGCCTTGCAGTCCTAGAGAAGATGATAATTTTGGTACTTTAGTTGCATTTCATTCTAAATACGATTTATCTGATAACCAAGATTTTACTAAAGAAGAACTCATAGAACATATACAAAGAGACGATATATTTGCTTTACCAGTATATATCTATGAACACTCAAGTATTGCCCTAAGTACTGAACCTTTTAATTGCGAATGGGATAGCGGACAAGTAGGTTATATATTTGCTACTTACGAAGATATTGAAAAAGAAGGTTGGAATACCGAGCAGGCAGAAAATTTTATGAAGTATGAATTAAAAACATATTCTAGTTACATAAACGGAGAAGTGTATGGATATCAAATATATAAGAAAGGAGACTGCGAATACTGTTCTGATGATGTGTATTCTTGTTGGGGATTTATAGGCTATGAATGGGTACAAGAAGAAGTTAAAAGCCAATTAAAAAATTTAGAGGAGTCCGACAATGTTAGCAGATAAAAAAATGCCTGATTCATTTTATGAGTGGCTAGATACATGTCCTGTCATTTGGTACAGAATTAAAGTTGGTAATGAGACTGTTCATTATTCGTTTGAAACACCCGATATAGAGGAGTCCGACAATGAAACTTAAAACCTATAAAGTCCATACAAAATGGATAGGATATTCTGAAATTGAAATAGAAGCTAGATCAAAAGAAGAAGCTAAAGAATTAGTAGCTACAGGAAACTTTGATCCTATTTGGGAGATACATACAGGTAATGGTCTTGATTATGGTTATGAAGAAGAAGAAATTTTAGAAATAGAAGAACAGGAGTCCGACAATGAAACGTGATTACAGTTGGCTAGAATTAGCTTTAATGCCCCAATGTTGTATATGTTGCGGTAGTAGAAACGTAGATCTGCAAAAAGACGTATGCCTAGATTGTGGCTCAGACGAGGGATTGTGGGCAGATGAAAGAACAGACGAGGAATATGATGAACGATAATATCAACCCGACCTATTACCGCAAAGGAATAGAAACGACTGATTATATTGTTTCTCATTCTATGGATTATCTTGCTGGAAACTGTATTAAGTATATTACTAGACATACTTATAAGAACGGCGAAGAAGATGTTTGTAAAAATATTTGGTATTCAGCAAAAATTTTACAAAAGAATTACAAAAACGAACTAGCCTATAAAATATTAATGAAAGCTCTATATGAAATACAACAGGAGAATAACTATGAAAATAAATGAAAAGAAACTTAAAGAGTTACAGTCCATCAAAGATACTGAAAAGGCTATGAATTTTATTTTAACTTTCGACCCGTTAAATGTTTTAACTAAGAAGGAGTCCGAAAATGAATCTTAAAAAATGGAACAAGTTATGGCGAGACACTTGCCCGGACGAAGTTAAAGGATTGACTATGGATAAAAGACGTATAAAGAATTTCAACAAAAGACTGGAGAGATCGGAAAATAGAAAACGACTAGCAGAACTAAAAAAGCAGGAGAAAAGCTAATGACTGAATGGATAACAGAAAAGCAACTTAAACAGGCAAAAGTACAAGCAGAAAAAATATATAAAGAGTTTTTAGAGGATATTTACCCTCAAGATGAACAAACTTGGGATGAAATAGAAATAGATGGACAATATTTTGATATTGAATGTTGGGATGAGGATTTAGAAAAGCCAAGAACTGAAACAACTTGTGCAATATATCCCGTATACCCGACAGAAAATGGATGGCGAGAATGTGATGGTACGAAATGGATTCGTTTATTTACAAACGGGGAGAAAAGCTTATGAAACATACTTCGTTTATAACCGACAAAGAGAAGATGAGAGACTTCAAGATATTAACTAAAAAGGATTTTCTAAAGTCTTATTCTTATCTTACTGAAGCTGAATACGATCTAACTGTAAAAGAAGTCAACAAGTATGAAAAAAAGAGAAAATGGGATATGAACTTTTTAGACGATATATACGATACTTTAATGAAGAATACGCAATACAAAGTAAGAGACTTTACAAAGTACAAAAATGTATATGTAGATAGTAGTAAAGGTTATATACAAATTGGAAAACGCAGATTAATTCTTGAGGAGAAAAGTTAATGAACTACGCAAAACAAATAAAACAAGATATAAGATGGTACGAAGAAGGCTTGAAGATTGCAAAGAATAAAGGGTATAAACCTGAAAGTTGGAAACTTTTTGCTATGAGTTATGTTGATAGTATGAAAAGAATCAAAGACTATGAGGAAAGAAGATAATAACTCCCGACTACTTACTTTCTATAGCTTTAGTATCCGACTTATTCTCAATCGTAATACCTGTCTTAGATCCTAATAAGTCCTGGAGTCTACGCTCAACTTCTTCCCGACTCATCTGATCTATCTTTCCATGCAATACCTCCCGACGATCAACGATAAGTCCCCCGACTTTGAGCAACAATCCTTGAGCCTGTATAGCTGCGTTAAATGCACCCTTACTCCAAGCGTCATCTCGTAGATCAAACAAATCCTTGACAGCTCGCTCATGCGTTAGCTCAAACTTTTTCTTAGCCTCCGACATCAATCGTTCATACTCCCGACGTACATGCGAATACTTATTACCTTCTCGCATATACCTACCGATAACGACAGGATTCTTATATCCCGCCTTCTTAGCGGCCTCTGCAAACGATAACTGAGGATCGTTGACTGCGTTCCAGACTAATAACCTTTGTCTCTTAGTAAGCTGTCTCTCATCTACGTCCATATACTCTAAAGGCATATCTTCGACATCTTCCTCTAAGGTTTTATCTATAGTAACACTTTGTCTTATTCTTAAATCTTTTGCAGGCATATTACTCTTGCTCCTGGAAATTGTTTACTTATCTTAACAATAGCATCCGATTCTAACAAATCGACGTATTCTGGCTCTAAGTTATCTCTGATATGTGATTTTAGTTTTGTCATACTTAATTTAGTTTTGTCAGAGTTTTGTCACACTTATCCTGACAAAACTATAAATCCTCCGAAACCCTGTATTTATAAGGTATATTTATTTTAATATATATATATTATTACTATATATAATACTTTTGTCATACTTTACCTTACCCTCCCTTTACATTCTTTACATTTTGTATCCACACTTACAGACAAAGCCCCATACCCTGACAAAACTGACAAAACGCCTAAAGTGCCTGACAGTTACGTTTCAGAGCCAATAGTTTTGTCACGCTAATCGTCATCTCTGACAAAACCCGTTATTTCGGGGTCAAAATACTCGTTTCTCTCTA